AATTTCTTTTTTATTAATAGGATATATTTCAGTTGCGTGTATTTTAATATTTAATTTAGTATTTAATGCTTGTTTGTATATTTGTTCTCCTCCAATAATATAATAATTAAATTTATTAATAATATGTTTTTCATTATTACAATATAATTTATTAAAATTGTCTTCTACTTGTAAATAATCTGTATTTATAAAATTATCCCAAGTGGTAAAATATACTCCTGTATTATTATTTTTATTAATAGTTCCACATTTATAGTTTGTATTTTGTTCTAATCTATATTTTTCATTATTAGATAATATAATATTAAATCGATTTTCTAAAGGTTTAAAAGTTTCAGGAATACTTTCCCACGTTTTACGTCCCATAACTACAATATTAAAGTGATTTGCGTCTTTTGAAGTTGTAATATGTTTAAAATGTGCCATATCTTCTGGTATTTTCCAAGGTAATGCTCCATTTTTACCTATACCTTGTTTATTAAAAGTATAGGCTACAACAATATTTAATATATTATTAAACGGTATTGCTTTAATTTCCTTTGACATTATATGAATAGTTATGTAAATACTCTAGAGACTATATTTATTATATTTACTATAATTATATTTATATAATATTTCTAAATACTATACTTATTTATTTTTTAAATTTAATAATTTAGTATATGTATCTAGATGCTCTTTTGATATTTTACTTAATAATTCTTTATTTTTATGTATATAAGGTGTTATTTCTTTTTTAATATTTTTAAACGTTAAACTAGATATATCATTATTAATTTCTGTTTCAGCCATTCCATAATAATCTACATAACACTTACCATAGGCTCCATATAATTTATCATATTTATCTAAATTTAATAATTTAATAACTTTATTAAGATTTTGTTCTGTTTTACATTCAATTTCTACATACATTGGAATGCCTGGAATACAATCAAATGCTATTTCACAACCATTATTATCATTATTATTCTTATTATCATTATCTAAATTTAAAAACCATTTTTCTCTCATAGTTTCATGATATGCTTTTTCATTAAGATTTAATGAACCTAAAAATGCCTTACCTTTTTCAAATCCATCTTTAATTTCTAATTCAAATTCTTCTGGATAATCTGGATTTTTATATATTTTAGCAGTAAGAGTTGTTTTAATACCTTCATCTCTAACACGAACATATCCTCTTTTAACATCACATAAACCAAACATAGACCTCTTATAAATTGTTTGTGGTTGAATTAATTTTGCTCCTAATTTTTTAATTTTTTTTACTAAATCATTATGATTAATATCTAAAAATTTTGCTTCATATTCAATTTCACTTGTTTTTTCTTTATGATTTTGAGGAGATTGTTGTTTAGTGTGTTGTGATTTTTGTTTTTTAGTGTGTTTTGATTTTTGTTTTTTAGTTTGTTTTATAGTTTTTGTTTTAGTATTTTTCATTTATATAATGATTAATAATTTATTTATAATTAATATTTATTTAGATTTATAATTTTAACTATTTAAGATATTTATTATAATATTAGTAAAAAATTGAAATATAATAAGCATCATTTATATAATTATAAAAAAAGTTAAAATGACTTGTATTGTATATGGTTGTGGTAATCCAAATTCTCATTCAACACCAGAACATACTTGTGGAAATTGTCAAAAAAAAGGACACGGACGTGTAGAATGTCGTAATAGTCAGGCTATTGAATATTTAAAAAATAATAAAGATGATAAAAATTCAAAAAAATATGATTCTTATGATAGAATTAAATTTTTTGGAGAAGAAAAATTAAATAATATTAAAACGGATTTACAAATTAGACAATATACATCTGTATATAGTGGATTAGGGAGTAGTATTTATATTCGGCGTGTTTATAAAGATAGATTTGAATATTTATTTATGCACCAAGATGATTGGGGACAATATGGGAATACACAACGATTTGATTTATATAAAGAATTTATTAAAAATTATATAGAAGTTAAAAATACGTAGTCTAATTAACTATAATTTTACTTTAATAAATATAAACTATTTTTTTACATCTTTATATATTTAAAAAACGGTAAAAAATCAGAAAAACTAAAAAAAAATGAAATTAAATTTATTATTTATGTTTATTATATTTGCACTCACCGTCGCGATGGAACAAACTTCTGTTGATGATGATTATAGTTGTACATGTGGACATAGCAATGAATGTATAAAAAATGAAGAGTGTTCCACGTGCGTATGTGGCGATGGGCCTGATGGTTGTGATGGTTGTGGAATAACACATTGTTGTTTTTTAGGACTGCATGATACTTTGGAAAAATGTAATCCTGAAGCAACACCAAACTACTGCTACTGCAAAATATCAGACAATTGTTGCTGTTTTAAATAGATAGTAGTATTTGTACTGCTATTCAAATTTTTTATTTTTTAGATTTTACTTTAATAACTCATAAGATATATCTAATTTAAACATATTTTCATTAGAAATAATATTTTTTTTATTTGTAAATTTTATTAAATTACGATTAAATAATATTAATTGGTCATTATTAACATTGGAAATAGTATAATATCCTTTTTCAGCAATTATATTAAAAATACCAAGTGTATTGGATACTAAATTTTTATCATAAAGAAATCCAGTATTATCATCAAAAACCACATAAGTTCCTTTATCTTTATTTTTTAACATAAATTGGTCTTTAAATATATTAAAACTGTCTTGATTTTGAGATGTTGGTATAACTACATAAGATGTGCCATCACTTGTATTATTTTCTAATACTCCAATTATATTTCCATTTATTGTTTTTAAACTTCCATCATATAATGTTATTATTTTAATAACCATTTCATAATTAATAGATTTAACAAAAAAAGTCATATTATTTCGTGCTTGTATTTGTGGAGCATCACTATAGGCTTTTACATTTTTATTTTCATTTGCTAGATACAATACTTTATCAGTAATAAAACTTCTAATACTAATCATATCACCTTTATTTACATTTTCACTTAATTCATCATCACTTATTTTAGGTTTTTCAAAATAAAATGCTTGATTTATTAATCCTTTTTTATTTTTAGATAAACGTTCCATATGAAATATATTATTATTCAATGTAATATATAGTCCTGGTTGTGCTGCACTTTCTAGATAAAACGAAATATCTTCAGAGCCACCAATAGTGCTTTTTCTAATTATAAAACATTGATTAATACCTATATTATAAGAACTTGTTCCAAATTTATCTTTCTCTTGGTCTGTTCCTAATCTAAATTTCAAATAATTTTCTATTTGAGTAAGATATGTATTTTGATTATTATAAGATTCAAAACTAATTGGTTTATTATTATATTTGTAATAGTAATTATTAAGTATATTTTCATTCTTTTCTAATAATTTCTCATAGATAGATAAATAATCGCTTTGTGGTATTTCTTCTTCTGTAAAACGCATACTACTTGGTTTTAATCTAAAACTAGATTCTTTAAATATTTCTAAATAATTTTTCATATATACGTCATTTATTTGAAAATTCATTGTAATAAATTGACATCCCATAAATAATGCTTCTGTAGTATCATAATTTTTAGTATCAACATCTTCTGTTTTATGTGGTTTAATAATACTTATACCTATTTTATTAAATGAAGTTAAATTATTCAATATTTCTTTGTCATTTAGTATAGTTTCTCCTATGCTATCAGAATGGTCTATAATATATTTTAGAGATGGGTATTTTTCTGTAAATAACATATTACTTTTGTTTTGTTCTTTCATAGATAATTTTTTATTATAAGAATTTTCAAAAATAGTATCAGATGGTAAATTGAGTTGAGCGAGTTCTCCAAAATGATATATATTAAATAATTTAGTTGTAGGAATTATAAAATTTTCCATTTTAGTACCTATATATTCTGGTGTTGCTATTATTATTATTTTACCAAGTAAATTACATAATTTTTCTAAAAATATAGAATGTGTATTATATTTAGATTGTTCTACTAATAAATCTCCAAATATTTCCTGTATATTATCAGCAACAACATCTAAAGTAAATTTATTTTTTGTATTTAATATTAAATGTATTATTAAAGGATAATTAACTTTTTTATTATTAAGTTTAAAAGAATTACCACGTATTGCTTTAAATACACTAGCAATATCTAATACATTTAAACTTGTAATAAGTTTTTGTCCATATTCAGCAGTGGCTACTACTGGAAGTGATTTTTCAGTAATATCATTTTCACAAATGGGTATTTGAATATAACGTGCTCCAGATTGTAATACTTCTATTATCATATCAATGCTAACATAATCATAATGTTGATTGCCAACACAAGGTGTCATAAAACTTGAATTAATATAATAATCGCATAATTTAAATTGATATTTAATATTTTGTTGATAACATTTTAATAATGGTTTGTTTTCTAGTTTATCTTTATAATCCATTTTTGAAATAACATAACGACTTCTAGAACCTAAATTATATTGGTATAGTAAATATAATAATATTATAAGCACAGGTAAAATAATAAATACCCAATATTTTAAATTACTACTTAAATGATTTTTTATTTTTACTGTTAATTGATTTATATTACTATCATTATTACTACTATTATTATTACTTAATGTTGAATTATTATTATTTATTATAGATGTATTACCATATCTTGTTTTAATTTCATTTACAACATTTTTATACTTATTATTTATATTAGTATTATTTGACATTATTTAATATATTATTCTATTATTATTCTATTTTATATTTTATTTATAATTATCATATATATATTATTAATATATAATTACCTATTTAAAATAAAGAAAAAATAAAGAAAAAATAAAGAAAATTTTAAAATAGAAAGAATGTTTACGCATATTATTTTAATTTTATTATTTATTAGTCCAAATGTGATTACAATTACAACATTTATATAAATATGTTAGAGTATTTTCATTAATTACTAAATACAAAACATCATTTATATTTTTATTGGTTTCATTAAGAATTTCAGATGGTTCGTTTATTTTATTTGTTATACATTCATTATTAGGACATTTAATATTATTAACGTGTGGTAATGTTGGATCATTATTTAAATATTTTATTGTATTTTCATCAATTGATTTTTCATTAATACTATAATTTTTTTTATATACACATTTATACTCTGGTTCTTCTGATATATCTATTACTTTTCTATAATTGCAATTTTTACATTTATAACTTAATATTTTATTTGTATTATCATTATTTACTATTTCTGTCATTAAATATGTTTCACAATCAGGGCAAAATTTCATTTTAAAGTTATATTAGTATATTTATATTTTTATATATGTATTATTTTTTTATTTATTAATTTATAGTTAAGTGATTTATATATTATATTATTACTTTTATTTATTATTTAGTTTTTATTTTTATATTAGTTTAAATTTAATTAATCAATTTTTATAAATATATAAATTTGTAAATAATTAATATGTTAAAAATATTAAAAATAATTTAAATTATTTTAATATTTTTAATTAATTTAATTTATTTTTATTTTTTATATCATTTTCAAAAAAAATATTATATAATAATAATATACAAAGTATAAATTTAATTACTATCATTATATTACTTATATTATAAAATGGCTGTTCAACGTAAAACTAAATCTCATATGCGTTCAAATAAAATGATTTCTAAAAAGAAATCTTCTTTAAAGAGAAAACATCAAAAAGGTGGTTCACCTGCTTCTAATCTTGTAAATGAAGCAGTTAAAGCATCTCCTCACGTTAAAAACGATTTTGTAACTTCTCCTCGTATTCGAGAAGGTCATATGAAAGGTGGTAGTAAAGCATCTGATATGGTTATGGCTCATTTAAATGCTGATGCTAAAACCAATTCATTTGTTGGTTCTAAACATATTAAAGGTAATATGGATAGTTTAAATCTTTATCAACCTTCAGGTGGTTCCCGTAAATCAAAAGGTAAATCCCGCAAATCAAAAGGTAAATCCCGCAAATCAAAAGGTAAATCCCGCAAATCAAAAGGTAAATCCCGCAAATCAAAAGGTAAATCCCGCAAATCAAAAGGTA